ACTTCGTCGCCGAGGGTGACTTCAACGGTGCCGTGGTTGGTCTTGGACATGGATATTTCTCTCTATCGAATGAAGAAGGGCTGACGCCGCAGGTTGCGGCGCCAGGTGAAGCCGACCGATTAAGGCTCGATGACCTCGTACACTTCGGAGTTGATACCCAGGGTCACGGTGCGCTTGAGCACGCCCTCGACACTGATGCCGGTTTTCTTGTTGCTCATGACCTTGGCAGCCATGTAGTCAGTTTCACCGTCGACGTATACGACCTTGATCGGATAGTCATAACGGGAGCGATCCAGGAACGCTTCGACCAACTTGAGCTGGCCAGCATCACCAGCATCGAAGCCGATGGACAGCTCGACCGACCCAGCATCGGCCAGGCCTTTCAGATGCTTCGCTCGGCCTTCCGCCAGGCCGGCAAAACTCACATCGTTGATGGTGTCGCCGTAATCGCCGATGCTTTCCATTTCACCGACTTCGACATAAATCAGGCCGGACAACAGGGTGATGGCGGCGGCATGATCTTTTGGCAGATCGGCAGTGAGGCGCGGACCGATGTAAATTCGCGTGCCAGCGCCGGTATTGATAGACATAAGCAGTCCTCCTGAGGACAGGTGATAAAGCCGCGTGGCGGCGTTGGTTCAGCGGTTTAGTGTTGGGTGATGATTCGCAGCGTGACGCTACCCATAAAGGTGACGCCGTCCGGCTCGCGGTTTGTTTGTTTGCGCTCGACGCGGATCGATACAACCCGGCCTGTAGTAAGCGGAAGAGGTCGTTCGTGTGTCGCCGCATCGATCTCGGCCATGAGGCGCTTTACTTCTTCTTGCCCTTTGAAGTCAGACCAAACCGACAAGTAAAAAAATCTGATGTCTCGGCGGCTCGCCAATGGATCGTTGTTGGTTGAGATTTCATAATCGAGCGAGACGTACGGAAAATCGGCGTTCATCGGCACGCTGTCGTAGACCGGGCAGGACACTTCCAATTCAAGCCTGTCGAACAGCGCAACCTGCAGCGCAAAGGATGGATCAGCCATTGCCCAGCTCCTCGACAGCGCGCTTCAGTGTATTGCTGACCGCTTGATTGATGCTGGCCAAGATGAACTCCTTGTTCACGTCATAGGCCGGTCGCAGCCAGGGGTGAGCGGGTCTAGCCGGAATATCCGGATACTTTCCGAAGAATGTTGCGCCGTCTGACTTGTTCGTTGGCCGCTTGTTGCGACCGCCAGCCCGCTTGCCTTCGGTGTAACCTTTCGAGCCGCGCTCCACGATCCCTAAGTAGAAGAACCGCCTATTCAGCTTCTTGCCTCGAATCCCAACCTCAGCATCCAGCCCGCTCTTCGAGACAAAGGCTGTTAACGCAGCCGCACCCTCACCGGTATCCTTGGGGATCAGCTCCTTCATCGTGGACAGAAGCTTGTCCGCCGCTTCCTGCATTGCAGGCTTGAGCTCGTTGTCGAGCTGGGTGTGGATATTGCGCAGCGTCTTTCTCAGCTTGAAGTCGCCGGACACTCGTGATCTGCGCGCAGCCATGGCTTACTCCTTGGCTGCCGCCTTTGGCTTCTTCGGCTTTTCGGTGACTGGTAGCGGCGCCGACTCAACAGGCACCGGCTCTACCAGCTTACGGTCGATCAAAGACTGGGCATCACCGGCATTGACAACAAACTCGTCGCCCGCGACCTTGCGACCCATGGGGCCAGAGATACTGGCCAAGGCACGTACTTTCATGTGGATAACCTCTAAGGGTTGGTGACGCTCGAGCACAACAGCCTGAGCATGGCGGGGTCCCGATCCGGCAACGCCGCCACGATCAGATAGGTGCCCCTGGGAGATGCGATACGCATTCCCGCGACTACGTCCGGGCGGTACCGGATTTTAATTTCTGCGGTGACTTTCGCCTCAAGGCGGTCCGCCACCGGGGAAGTGCTACCGCTGGGAGTGGCGATCTCTGCCCAGATTTTGTCAACCTCTACCCAGACGGCCTCGCGACCGCCACCCGGGCGTTTAAGATCTTGAGACTGCATCAAGGAGCAGCGTTTGTTCATCGGGCCGGCTCTCATCAGAAGCGCTTCCTGTACCAGAGCAACCGTTCCACCGCGAGCGGCACGGCGGTTGAGATAGTCCCGATCACCACGGCCTCGCGGTTGGCGTACCAGTGCCCAACGAGCAGCAGTACCGCCTGCTCGACGTCCGGGGTGAACGCCATTTGCTCAGGACCGGTCGGCGCCGATTCGACGAGCTCGCGATCACAGTGCATGGCCACGTGCGCTTTCGCGGCTTCGAGGTAACCCGAAATGACCGCGTCCTCACCATCGCCATCGACCCGGAGATGCAGCTTTACGCGGTCAAGGTCGAGCATTTATTTGTTCTCGTTGGGCTTGGCGGATTTGTTGGCGGAGGGCTTCGCCTTCTCGACCAGGCCCTTCCCGATCAGTGTGTTTGCCAGTTCTTCGTCTTCGACGTCGAGAATCTGCCCGGCCTGAATACGGCCGCTGGCGGTTTTGAGCTTTTCAGGATCGCCTTCGAAGCCCCAAAGCACTTTCAATTCCATGGTGTTCTCCAACAAAAAAGGGGCCGTTAGGCCCCAAGGGATTGATCATTTTCCGATTCGAGTGGCTTACGCAGCCAGCGCGAAGCGACCTTTCACGAAGGCGAACTTCTTGCGAACAGCCAGGCCAAGACGCTCTTCCACCAGGATGGCGCGCTGGTTCTTGATGAAGTCGTCGTTGATCATGCCGACCTTAATGGTGAAGCCCATACGGTCGTAGATCCGTGCGCCCTGCTGGAACGAGCCGGTCAAGAACTCGCCACCAGTGGTTTCGCCATCGCCCTCGTCCATGCTGTCGGAGGCAACGACTGGGCGACCCCACAGCACCGGGGTGACCAGACCTTGCAGATTGGCGAACAGGTAGCGGTTTTCGCCGTCCTTCTGCAGCTCGATGTTCATCCAATCTAGATCGGACATAACAACGGCATCGGCCGGAAGCTTCGACTGCTTGCGCGCCTGGTAGATCGCACGGCGAACGGTATCGATGGCGGTGTCGCTGGCCTTGGTCAGAGCCGCATTGAATACGGTCGCCTGAGTCATGATGCCGTTCAGGTTGTTGCCGGTGCCGTCACCCTTCAGCAGCTGACCTTCGCGCTTCAACTCGAGATCGTAGCGCAACAGTTCCTGGATGTAGCTGTAGAGCTGAGGAACGTCGTCCAGTGCTTCATCGGTCACAGGCATCCAGACGGCGATCTTCTTGATCGTGTCGGTCACCTGCTCGAACGTCACATTGCTGGTCGGTTTGGCCCCACCTTCTGGCACCATCCCGGCACCCAGAGTGTGCAGCAGTTCGCGGAAGTACGTGAAAGCCTGGCCGGTCACTGGAGTGGTCGGGATCAAGTCACGAATCAGCAGATTCTGACGAGGAGCGCCTTGAATCACCGGATCGTATTGCGGAGCCACAAGGCCAGAGCTGGTGACCTTGGTCTCAGCCATCGCCGCCATGTCGGATTTGCTAACCTCGATCTCGGCCGAAGACTGATTTTTCTGAGCCAGCGCCTGGTACTTCTCGTTACCTTTGACGAAGTCGATGAAGCTTTTCTTCTCGCCGCCGGCCGCACGCAGCTTGACGCCCTTTTCTTCGAGCTTCTGAACCTGCTCGATGACGCGCTCGATCTCGCCTTTTTGGTTTTCGATCTGAGATTTCATCTCAGCGGTGACGGTGTTGCCCTTTTGCAGTTCATCGGCGACAGCGTCGTACTTCTTCTGCAAGCCACCGAAACCTTCTTTCAGTTGGTTTTCGAGCGAGCTTTTTACTTCTTGGATTTGATCGGTCATGGCGACACCTTAAAAAATTGGTCAAAAGTGCTGGAGAGTGTTTTCAGCTCTTCCACGATCGCCGTGGCCCCAGCGTCACCATCACGGTGCACTGCGGAATAGCCGAGCGAGGCGACTGCTGCCGCCTCCTTTTGGGAAAGGCCCATGCGGTCGCGCAGGGCCTTCTCAAAAATTCTGATGTCCGACTTAACGTCGGTAACCTGTGCCGCTGGGTTCATTCCGAACGGCACCAGCGAAGCCTCCCAGAGCTCCGCCTGTTTGATGATCCGCACGCTACGTCCCTCGCGCTCTTCATAGGCCGCGAGGATCGTGTTGAAACCGATGGACATGCTGTCTAGCGTGCCTTCCTTCATCAGTTCGTAAGCGTCACGGGCGTAGCTCACGGCCAAGTTGACCTTGCCCTTGATGTACAGGCCATGGTCGTCCTGACTGAACTCAGCGGAACCGACGAGCCGAGTCAGGTCATGGAACAGCGCCAGCTTCAAGCGGCCCGCACGGGTGGTCTTAACCTTCGTGAACGCACCCGGCAGAATCACGTCGTCACCCAGGTCGATGTTGTTGAATACCGCGGCGTAGCCCTCGAAGTTGCCGAGCTCGTCGCTGGCCTTTACTTCGAAGGGAACTTCAATCTTGCTTAGCATTGGTTTGCATCTCCCACCGGGTGACCCGGTCGTATTCTTCGCCAGCCAGAGGAGGAAGGTTTTCTTTGCGGCGGACTTCGTTGATGGTCATCCAGCCGGAGCCACCAGACCCGCCGAGAGCGCTACCGTAGTAGGTGGCCCGTCCAGCGCTATCGGCGCGCAGAATGCCCTCCACTACGAACTCGACGAACTGAGTCGTGCCGCCAAAGAGCTTGTCGTTGATCTCGTCCTCAATCGCCTTGATGTAGGGACTCAAGCCAAAGGTGATGAACCCGCTGGTCTGCTGCTCCAGGTTAGAACCCATGATTGAGGTCTTGCCCGCGCGGTTGGCCAGGTACAGCGGAACGCCCCAGATACCGGCAAGCGCCTCTTCCTGGAACTGCTGCGATTCGATGAACTGGCTGTCTTTCTGCGTCATGCCAGCCGGCACAATTTTCGGCCCGCCCTGCAACAACCCCATCTTGCCGATGTCTTCAACGTCGCCGTCACGGATCTTGGGGAATTTGGCGAGGACCTGCGCTTGTTGCTCCTCGGTCAGGAAGTTGTCGTAGATCACATAGCCGCCGGTGAAGCCACCTTTGCGCATGAACCGTGACGACCAGCTCTGAGCGGCCTTGGCCAAGCCCATCGCTTCCTTTTGAAATTCGACTGGGGACAAACCGTTGATGCCGTCAGCACTGAATATTTTGAAGTGCAGCATGAACTCGGGAGATACAGGGAAGCGCTGGCCGTTCGACGTCACCCAGTAAATGAGCTCGTCGTCAGTGTTCACTTCGACTGCGTCGGCACTCAACGGTATAAAGCCGATGAACTCCCCCGCATCGTTACGCTCGATAAGCGCGAACGCATTTCCTCGAAGCGCCATGTTGACGATGATGGCCTTGATGAAGTTGAGCATCGTCATGTAGGGGTTGGGCTTGCCCAGTAGCCGCGCCGCTCTGCTGTTGCCCTTCGCAAGCACCCGACCTGCTGGCAGATCGTCGTAAAGCTTTAGTGGAAGGCCAGATACGGTTTCGCTCAGTATTTTGATGCACGCCCAGACGATCGGGATGGCCATCGCTTTCTTCGGCGTTATCACCTCACCCGAGCGCGTCTCCCCGCCGATGTCGGTATTCACCTCGACGTACTGGCCCGTCTTTGGATCATTGAAGCCGAAGAAACTCCAGCTCATCGGGTTGTACCAGCGAGAAGCCATAGTGAGCCTATAGAAGTCCGGAAAATCCGTGTTGGAGGTAGTGGTCGAAATCGCCTTTGCTTTCCTCGACAGTTCCGAGGGTGGCTCCGAACGCCATCGCCAGTGCGGCCATGCCATCGATTCGACCGGTTGCTTTGTCCTTGGCAAACTTGCGCCCGCCTGCGGGGTCTTTCTGGATGACTGCGTTGGCCGCACACATGGTCAGCACCGGTGTCATACCGTGTCGTAGTCGTCCGTTCAGCAGTTCAGACTCCAGTGCGTCAATGGCTGGAGCCATGTCCTTGAAGCCCTGGCCGTACTCGATCAGAGGAAGATTTACACCTTGGGCTTCGGCGTCACGCTTGAAGAGATCAATCCGGTAGCGGTCGAATGCAATCGCCTGAATGTCACCGCCCAGGTCATTCAAGATCCGAGCGATGTCTACTGCCACGAATGCGTAATCCACTGTCGCGCCGGGAGTGGTGATCAGCAGCCCCTGCCTTACCCACACGTCGTATGGCTCGCGATCCCGCTTGGCTCGCTCCATCAGCCCCACTTCGGGAGTCCAAAAGAATGCCCAGGCGTTCCACTCCCCGTTGCGCTTACCGATCACAACAAACGCTGTAAGGTCAGTACGGAATGACAAGTCGAGACCACCGTACAGATCCAACCCATCCGGGCTGTCCGGCTCATCGCCGCATGATTCCCACACGCCCTTCGAGACGAATACCGATACGGTCGACACTCGCTGGTTGAGGCAAAGGTTGCGAAACGTGTTCTCCGACGCTGGCATCCGGTCGGCACGCTCGGCCTGTTTCTCCAGATCCGGCAGGGACCGAAATGTCCCAAGTGCCGGGTTCGCCGCGCGCCAGGCAGCGGGGTCGGTGAGTTTGCAATCCTTCGGCGCCTCGTAGACGTGACTGACGATGTGCGGATCCTTGGAGCGCGCAGCATCGTCAAGCCAGACGCTGAACAGATCGCTGTCCTGCGCCGCCTGGGTGCTGATCGCAATCAAGAGCGGTGCTTCATGAGCGCCCTGCGCCGTGGTGATCGCATCGATAAAATCGTTCTGCGGACCTCGCACCTGACCAACCTCGTCGAGGATAGCCAGCACGGGCGACAGGCCGTGCGTTGTCTTTCCCTCGGCCGCCAGGGCTCGGTACTCGACATTGAGCGGTGTGCCCAGCAGCTTCTTACCGCTCGGGTTGATATGCACCAGCGCCTGAAGATCAGGGTTCAGGTTGATCATCTTCACCGCGAGGTTAAACACGATCCCCGCCTGCTCCCGACTCATGGCGCCGGAAACGATCTGCGAGTTCTGTACGGCTTCAGGGCCGACCAGGTGAACGAGCAGAATGCCGGCGATCAAACCAGTCTTGCCGTTCTTCCGCGCAATGCTCAGATAGGCCGTGCTGGTCCCGGCCGGGTTGTCGTAGATCGCCAGAATGAACTTCTTCTGGAACTCGTCGAGCACCAGAGGCTGACCAATGTGCTTGCCTTCCGGAACCCGGCAATATTTCTCGATGAACGCAATGACGCGCTCGCCGCGAGTGCGGCGCCTGACCGCCATCAGTGCATAGCCCGGGGGATCAGGTCGTCATCGTCCTGTTCTTCGATGACCTTCTCGGCCTGCCGTTGCTTGGTGGCCTTTTTGCCCTGGTCCCGTGAATCACCCTGCGTGGCGTGAGCATGAACCTGCAGGGAGCGTGACAGCGAAACCGCGCGACGACTCAGTGTCTCCAGCAGCGTGTGACGTGGGTTGATCACCGGCGTACCTCTGTCGTTAGTGATGATGTCGCCCTCCGCGTCGATCTCACGTTGCAGCTTCTCGATGGTCGCCAAGCAGCGGGCCAAGTTTCCCGCCAAGATCAAATCGGAGTCGGTCCAACTGTCTTTGGCGCGGGCGCGGACAATCGCGTCCCAGTAGGGTTGATCGCCATCGCGCAAGTGCACGGAGGCAGGTGGCTTGATCGGACCGGAAGATGCGGCCTGCATGGCGGCAACCGCCGACGACGAGCTATCAGAGCGGCTACGTCTGGCTGCCATAGAGTTCTCTTTGGGTTGGGAGTGGTATTGCTCGCGGCCGGTCAGGACCGAGTCTTGATAATCTTGTCCAACGCCTCTCGGGTCAGGCGCTCACGCTCGGCGTGTTCAAACTGTTGCGCTGCGAGGTGGGCTTGCCGATTGATTTCTTTGCGCTGTAATCTCGACAGCCTCGCGCGCGGGGCTGTGCGGGCGCCTAGCGCGCACAACAGATCATCGTGAGCGTCATCCATAAGGGTTCTCTATGCTGGCCGAATTTGGTTTTTGGAGGTTT